AGGACTTAAAATGTCCTCAAGAGAATCTTATGCTTGGTTGTTGAAAAAGATTGCTGAGTTAAAAAGTCCAGTCAAACTAGCGGCAGGAATTAAAGCCGAGCAGTATAGGAAGATGAATCGGTTTATCATAGGTAATCTATATTACTTCTATTATGATCCAAAAGGTAGAGATGATTTGGATTATTATGATAGATTCCCTTTGGTATTGACATTAGAAAAATATACAGACGGGTTTTTAGGACTTAACCTACATTATTTGCCAATACAGTATAGAGTGGCATTTTTAGGTAAGTTAATGCCTTTCGCAATCCATGGTGACGAGGACGGGATTAAAAGGTTGAGAGTCAGTTACGACATTTTAAGCGCATCCAAGCGGTTTAAAGCGTTTCGGCCTTGTATTAAAAGATATCTGAATAGTCATATCAGGTCAAAGATACTTGCCGTTCAGCCAAATGAATGGGATGTGGCAACTTTTCTGCCTGTTCAACAGTTTAAGGGTGCCACAGCCAAAACGGTGTGGCAAGATTCGGTACACGAAATAAGGAATAATTAAAATGGCAGTTAGTAAATTCCAAGAATTTAAAAATAGTTTTAAAACTGATTTGGCTAGACCGAGCCGGTTTGAAGTTGATATTATGTCAAAGAATTATGGAGGAATTCGAGCTGCAGATTTAAGGTTACGTTGTGAGACTGCTGAACTACCTTCTCGAACATATGCAACAGCTGAACAAAAGTTTGGTTCAAATCCCGTTGAAAAATTCCCTTACCAAGTACAATTTAATGATTTGAATCTTACATTTATTGTTTCTGATGATATGAGTCCAAAGTACTTTTTTGATGCTTGGATGGAAGATGTGGTGCCATCATTTAAATATAATCCAAATTATAAGTATGGTGACGATGAAGATATATTTGGTGGATATACCGGATCAATTATAATTACACAATTTGACGTAACTGATTCACCAACTTATAAAATTGAATTAATTGATGCTTATCCTATTACTGTAAACCAATTAGATTTAGACTGGTCAACAGAAGGACACCACAAATTGACTGTAGTATTTGCATATACATATTGGCAGAGTAGCTTGAAATACCCTGGAATAAAAAATTATACTGAAAATTTGTTTAGTAAATTTAATCCTAATTCGGAATTGTAAATTTAACTTAGTGGAGTGATAATAAAATGGCTTTACCAAAAATTGATACCCCGGTCTACGACCTTGAATTACCATTATCAAAAAAGAAAATACGTTTTAGGCCGTTCTTGGTGAAAGAACAACGTAATTTGATGATGGCCATGGAATCTGATGATAAAGAAACAATCGAAAGAAACATCCGACAGGTTTTACATAATTGTACACTAACTGAAGGCCTTGAAATTGATAGATTGCCTATTATTGATGTTGAATTTTACTTCATCAATCTTCGAGCTAGGTCTGTTGGTGAGGTAGTTCAAAATAGATATCGATGTGAAAATGAAGTTGAAGAAAAACCTTGTGGTAATTTAATGGATGTTGAATTAAATATTTTAGAAATACAACCAGATATGACTGGTGTTGTTAATGATGTTATTCAAGTCAATGATAGAATTAGTGTTAAGTTAAAATTCCCAGAGTTTTCTATTTTAGAACGAGCCAATAAATTTGAAAGTGTTACTGATATGGCTTTTGATATGATTGCCGAAAGTGTTGAATACATTTTTGATGGTGAACAGTATTATTATGCAGCCGAATCAGAACCAGATGAGATTATTGAGTTTATTGAATCATTGAATCAGGATCAGTTTAACAAAATAGAAAACTTCTTTAATAATTTACCAAAGTTAAATAAGAATATAGAAGTAGATTGTAAAAAGTGTGGTTTCCATCATTCTATTCAAGTGGAGGGTCTAGACTCTTTTTTCGCCTAACATTTCGTCATGACAATCTGAAGAATTACTACAAAACAAACTTTTCATTGATGCAGCACCACAAATATAGTTTGTTTGAACTTGAAAATATGATACCTTGGGAACGTGAAATCTACGTTGCTATGCTTATACAATACATTGAAGAAGAAAATGAAAAAATTAAGCAAAGACAAAACAGTAGATGATAACAAGAAAAGTCAATCAAAAAACATTCGCATGGGACCCTACCGCATTTGGAGGTAAGGGTTACTGGTTTGTTTCTGGTAAAGACGGTTCATTTGGCCGTGCTGCCAGTAAAGCAGAATCAGTAGCTCTAGGTAAGCCCAAAGACGAAGCTGCCAATGTAAAATTACCTGCCGAAGCAAACCCACAAAAAGATATTTCCGAAGGAACCAAAGACGGTTTCAGTAAAATGCGAGAGAAATTTGGCATGGGAAATATTGCAAAAGTTTTGGGTAAAATGAAAATCATGAAACCTTTTTCTTTTCTTGGTGGTAAAAAAGGCGATGAACAAATCAAAGCACTTAAATCATCAGGTAACAGAAAACTAGGTAATGTCGATACCGCCTTCTATGCTACAGTAGAAGAAGGTAAAATCAAACGATTAACTAAAGGTGATTCTGTTACCGATGTTGCCGTTAAATTATCAAGTCTTGTTCAACTCTCATATGAAAAGAAAAAACTAGCCAAAGAGCTTGCTAGAAACTTTGAAAAAGAAATGTTCAATGAAGATAAGAGAAGGCATGAGGAATTAATATCTGCTGTTACTGGTATAAAAAAAGAAGAAGAACAAAAGAGTATAATACAAAATAGAATAAAGAAAAGTCTTAGTGAAGTAAAGGAGTTCTTTAAAGAAAAATTTAGTAAAGTTTCAATGCCAAAAATACCTTTACCAACTGGAACGGCTGCCGTAGCAAAAACAGCAGTAAAGGTTGCTGGTGGTGTTGCAGCCGCTGCAGTAGGCACAGATGTGTTAGCCAAAATTGGTGGTGTAGAATCTAAAGGTGATTATAATGTAATGAACGCTGTTGCTGGTGAATATAAAAATAAAACTAATGAAATTAAAGTGGGTAATGCATCATATACAGGTGAAGGATCTTATAGTAAAAATCTGACTGATATGACAATCGGTGAAGTAATTCAATTAGGTAATGACCGACAAAAGCAATTTGGTAAAGGTGGTGCAGCCGCAGGTAAATATCAATTTATGCCGACAACATTACAAGACCAAGCTCAAAAAGTTTTTGGTAAAGATTGGGCAAGCACAAAATTTAGTCCTGAAAATCAAGACAAACTTGCCAAGAATTTATTAGAATATGAAGTAAAACAATTAACATCAAGAGGTATAGAACCTTCTGAGGCAGCAATATACATGGTACACTTTTTGGGTAATGGTGGTGCCGCTAAAATGATATTAGATCCTAGTAATGATGATAAATTGATGGGAAAATTATTTCCCGGACAACTTAATAGTTCTAATAATGATGCTATCTCTAAAATGACTGTTGCACAATATAAAGATTTTTTGGACAAAAAAGGATTTAGTTTTGGTCCAATGAAAGAATCACAAGGTATGCCTGCAATAGCACAAGGTTCAGTTCCTACACCAACAGAATCAGGCAAAACACCGAGTGGTGTTCGGGTCAGTAGTGAATATGGACCAAGAAATAGTGGGTTTCATTCTGGAGTAGATATTGCATCACCGATTGGAACTCCAGTATTTGCCTCTAACTCAGGTGTAGTTGTTGCTGCACGGTGGGAGAATCCAAATAATCCAAAACAAGGTTATGGACAATTCGTTCAACTGAAACATGAAGATGGTACACAAACTGTTTATGCTCACCTATCACAAATTGCTGTAAGGCAAGGTGATAAAGTAGAAAAGGGAATACAGATTGCTAAAACAGGTAACACAGGTTCTAGCACAGGACCACATTTACATTATGAATTAATAAAGAATGGTGTAAAAGTAAATCCAGGTAGTCAAGTAGCTTTGGCCGCAGTAACTCCTGGTGGCACTCCATCAAAATTGGATGTTGTTCTAGCTGAAAATCAAGGTTTAAAAAGAAATGAAGAACCAACTAAGTATAGTAATAATTCTTCACAAACAACTAAAGTGGGTAATAAATCGAAACAAAGAACTTTGGCAGCTAAAGATTTACCTGATTATCCTGCATTTGTTGAATCCACAATAGGTTAAAATAGATGGCAAATAAACTACCAATAACTAAAAGACTCAAAGACGAAATTTTTGTTTGGGACCCAACAGCGTTTCAAAGCAAAGGATATTGGTATATTTTGGGAAAAACTGGTGCATATGGTCGACCAGCAAGTAGTGCAGAAAGAATAAAATTAGGTTCACCCTCAAAAGCAGAAACAACTCCTGTATCACCAAAAGTGGTTTTTATGGATACTCCACAGTTATCTCAAGGTAGCGGTAGAAGAAGATATAGAAAAAGAGTAAAACTTGCTGGACAACAAGATATTAGGACAGGTCCTTTAAAAGAAATCATATTTCAAAAATGGTTTAATGAAGGCACTCCGATAAGTGAGGCCATTCAACAAGCACTATCAGAAAAATTCAAAGCAAAAGTTGCTAGTATAAAGGATAAATTTGATCCATTAAACATGATAACCAAATTAGTCGGAGATAAAGCTGGTGCTATTATTGGTCGTAAAATGGGTAGAAGTGAAGAAGATATCTCAAGATTTACCGGTTACGGAGATACAACTGGCGCAAGAGATAGTAAATTAAAAGCCTTAAAAGGTGGTAAAGGAATACCAGATTTAGAAAAAGCAACCTATTCTTCTATCTCTGAAGGTCAACAAAAGAAAATGAATAAAGGTTCTGGTCTAGCTGATGTACTGGCTAGAACTTATAATATACTTAAAAAATCCTTTGATGAAGAAAATAAAAAATCTAAAGGTGGTAGTAAATTAAATGACCAAAAAAATAAATGGAACAAAGAATTAGTTGAAGCAATTACAGCCAATAAGATGGAGAATGATAAAGTAACCATCAAAGAATTTGATTCGTATAAAAAAATCATCAACAAAAAATTTAAAGAGATTGAAGATTTATTAGGTGATGGTGGTAAATCAATACTTGGTTCAATAGCTGAAGGTATGACGATGAAATCTTTAGCTATGACTGCTGGTAGATTGGCATTGGGAGCTTCACCATTCTTAATTCCTATTGCAGCATTGGTTGGTGGTATAGCTTCACAACAAGCCATAAAAGAAGATATTGAATCGAATCCTAATGATGCAAAGTATGATAATAATCCTTATGCAAATTCGATTAGAGATAAATCTAGCCAAGATGCCGCAGGACAAAAATTATCAGGTAGAGCAAGAGCAGGATTCCTTTATAATTCTGTTGTTGAATTACTTAAAAATCCTGATACAGCATATATAGAAGATGTAACTGGTAGAAGTGTGCCAGAAATGCAAAAGTGGGTACAAGAAAATACTCCAACGAAAAAAAATCCTTTGCCGGTAATGCCGGTCATACCAAAAGCAGAAAGATTAAAAGCTCAGGCAAAACAAACTGGAGAAACGGCAGTACCAGTTCCGGCTGTAGCAGAAAAACCTGTAGATACGGCAGCTAAAGTAATTGCAAATGTAAATGAAAAAGTTATTAGTAATGCTCCTACTGGTACACAATCTAATACACCAACAGCAACAAGTGTTCCAACAGCTGGTGAAGCGCCTGCAACTAATAAAGAAGAAGTTTCATCTGATAGTATATCTAGTACATCACCTGCGATTAATGTACCTACTGAAAATAATACAGGTTCAGAAGTTGCTGCAGCCACACAATTGAACCAAGATTTGTCATCAACAAATAATAGTGGTGCTATCGTAGCAGATAATTCTCAGAAAATTACTATTGTAAATCAGAATAATGATGGATTGTTGGTAGAAGAATTGACTGGTGTTAGATTAGACGAATCTACATTTAGAAGAATAACAAAACAGAATCTACACATGATATAATAAAAAACCCCGCCGAAGCGGGGCTCATACTTGCATGGGTTTTATTGAAAATACTTACACAACTCACACTCTATGACCGCCTCTTGAAATGCTTCGGCACATAGTTCACGTTTTTCATTACCATATTCAAGGACAAAACATTTCTTGATTTGGTCATAGACAATGTGACTTGCGTAATCAATCATTTAATTTTCTTCAGCTAACTTAGAGAAATAAGAAATATCATCATCATCGCCTTCGGATAATACTGGTGCTTTCTTAGGTGCTTCTTTGAGTTGTTCTACTGTAGTCTTAGGTTTTATTACTTTACCATTCAAACCAAGTACCTCATCTAGTCTCTGCTTTAGAACCTCATAAGTTTTAAACTCACTTGCCTTAGTCATATCTGATAAGGCATATTCTTTCTTCCAAATTGCTTCCATTGCGTCATCATCATTCAACAATGGTGATGATGATTCAAATTCAGACTTATCATAGTTCTGATAACCTTCAACCTTACGAATCTTTAACTTGAAGTTGGCACCTTTCCATAA